ACGTTCTCCAACGGTGGTCACACTCCCGACAAACACGGTCTCGTACTGAATCCCCCTCCTGTGACGTGTATTTCCCCAAAACACGGGTGTCATCTGACCCGCACTTGGGACAGAGGGGCGCATTCAAAGCACGAAACATCCTTAATACAGGCGGTATGACGTAGTTCCCATGGCCTCAGGCTTGGCCAAGTTGAACTGCTGAAGGACAAGATACCCGAAAGCATCGAACGCATGGTCCACTCCTAGATTTTTGTTAGGAAGACCAGTACCTGGCGCGTAAGTCAGCGTCCGTAACGACTTGATCAACTCCTTACAACGCGGGTGGATCTTGACCCTTCGCGCTCCAGCAGCATCCATTAGGCCCGTATTGACCGCTGTAATTTTGTCTCGGATCTTCCACGGCGATCTGGGGCTCTGAACCGTAAAACCACTGCGCCTGAGGATTGCGTGGTCCGTTACGCCCACACCACTGGTCTTCCTAGCTCCGCCGGTTGGGTCAGGGCAGGCAATAACCCTGCGATCCACCCCATATCTACGGGTCACTTCCTCCGCAAAATCCCAAGTTGTGGCCCCGCCCGTCAGCATGATCTCGTCAAACACGTACAACGTGTCCTGATCCTTGACCGCACAGATGCCAGACATTGGATCCACGTTGAAGTCAACGCCCAGCAGCAACGGCTGGATCGAAATATCCTTTGCGTCGGGCGAGATGTTGTCGTCAGAAAAACTGATGGCGACTAGGCCGGTTAAGTTCTCGAAGGACGCTTCGAATTCCTGGCGGAACGTGCGCGAATCAAGCTGAGCGCGGGCTGCTTCGACCTCGTGCTTGCTGACGTTTCCTCCTTCAATCGTCGTATAGCACCATCGCTGCCAATCTC